GTCTGTACAGGTGTGACATCTCCCGCCGCCTGTCCAGGCAGTGACTGAGTAGTATAAATAGGATCAGCAACAGGTCTAAACTTCTCAGGATATTCCATCCGAGTTGGCTCAGGAACTCCTGCTCCTGTAATGACATCTTGCCGTTCCTCAGGACTTAAATCCCGGTACCTATTATGAATTCCCTCAGTTTCACCCGGAGTTGGAACAGCCCCTTGTGTAAGACTTGGAAGGTCACGCTTCCAATTACCAATTTTACCTTGAATAACTTGTGCAGGTTCATTAATAAATTGTTCGCGCAAGCCCTCAATATCAGTCGGTAATCCTAATTGTGTCGGCGTAAGCCCAGCAGAAGCTCCTCTTTGGAGTAAATCTAGAAGCTCTTCAAGACGCTTAGAAAACCAATATGCATTTTTAGGTGGGTCACCTACATTTTGATTGAGAGCAAAAAGCTGCTCTTCCGTCATTGTGCTTCTTGGATCGGCCATTAACTAAACCCCGTCATCGGAAAATTTCCTTGGCCTTGTTGACCACCTTGTTGTGCAGCTTGCATAGGACTGACTTGCTGACCTAATTGTAACGCAGGAGGTAAAGGTTGTCCAGTCATCCCCATCTCACTCCCACCTCCCTCACCACCTCCCTCACCACCTCCTCCTCCAACTTGAGCCGGACCTCCCATTTGGACACCCATAGTTTGAGCAAGAATGGCCGCAGCCCCATCCTCTCCTTGTTCAGTAAGAATTTGTAGGGCCATAGCCAAAGAAATATTAGGTAAGCGGAAAGGTAATTCACCAATAATTCGATTACGTTCTTTCAATGGGTCTTCCACAAGTAGAATCTTATCTCGGGCATACTGTGCAGATACCAGCGGTGTTTCACCCTGGGAAAGTTGACCGGCAATCTGAGCCTTCATCATCATGTCTTCAGGCATGTCAATAACCCGAGTACTTGCAATGTCATAATCACCCATAACTTCTTGATAGGAAAAATCATTGAGCGTAAAATTCACACCATTGTTTCCTATACCTTTATATAGTTGCGATGATAATTCTTCACGTTCAATTCCTTGGAAGACCCGTCTTCCATATTCTTTGTCATACAACCGCAAAATTTCAAGGTAAGGTTCAAGGATTAATCCAGCATGATGTCCTGTCAATGTAAGAGCTAGTCCTGACAACCCTGCTTCTGGCATCCCGCCATATACCGTTTCATTAAATGTGGCACGTTGAATAGCTTGAGACACAGCTTGCAGCAAAACCACAATATCTGGTGGGGCACCAGGCAACGGTAAGACTTCAATTACATCTGTGAGCAACGCGGGGTTAATTGCTCCTGATCCGAGTTCAATATTACGAAGATTTCCATCTCGTGTTTTAACAATAATTGTAGGCTTAGCATACTTCTTAACAATCAACCCGAGAGTTTCCAGCAATTCATTATAGTAATCATACAAATCTTGCGTAGCATATGTAATCGCCATCCCCATCTTGTCAACAAAATCTCGACCTTCAAGCTGAGGTGACCCTCTAAAGTTATGCCCACCTACAGGACCAGTAATCCAAGGAACCTCTCCTTGCTCATGTTCCCATCGTTGAACTTCAATATCATTAATCAGAATGACGTTATGTACGCCATCATACCAATCGACTTTTTCTAAAGGTTGGTATGGGTCACTCTCATTAATTTCACCGTGAGCTTTTGACCAATTCGAATTCGCAAGAACAAGCCCACCTTCAACATGAGTTTTTGCTGCTATCCACTGATATCCATCTTCAGTTTGCGGTCCTTGAAACACATTAATAGGATGATAGTTACGAGTATGTCGAAATGGGCTTAGTCCCTTCTTATTTTTCTTAACAATAACCCGTGTAGCATACCAGCCCATCCCCATAAAATTCAGGATGTTTTCATAATCTGGAGGAAGATCACCTCGTCTAAATGCTCGAAGATTATGATCTTCACGCACACCTTGAATTACTTGCTCATACCGAGCCGCTTTAATTTTATCTGATTTATGTTCCGTTCGTGCTTCTTTCGTCCACACGGGTTTCTTTCGAGATAAAATAGCCGCAGCTAAACGTACTGCTGTATGGGGGGAATTATCAGTAACTGACACCCCACCCGGAGCAGCAGTACGTGCCTTGACTTCATACAAGTCAAGGTTTTTTTCCATTTGATCCGTGCGCTTGCCATAATGCTCTTCAGCCTTCTTGACATGCTCAAGAATCTCAGTATCGGTTAGATTAAGAGGTTCCGGCTCTGGCAACTAAGTCTCTATCCTTTTCGGATGGGGTAGATGGAATTTTATCATCTAAAACAGGAAACCATACCAAGAATCCCTGTGGGTTTTCAAACTGTGGGTGCGCTCCCAATGCAATACCTTTTCCGTCTTTAGTAGTCAAATGAATCCCAAATCGTTGAGCTTCAGGTCGTAAAGTTTCAGCATTTACCGAAACCTCAACAGCCCTATATTCACGTCGAAGTCCATCTAGAATTTCCTGTCTCACTCGTCAACTCCTTCAAATATATCTTTAGACAAGTTCTCTAGTAAAAGCATTGTACACTATTAAGTCACCCTTTTCAATTAAGCATAATGCGGTCGAGGTAAACCCATCCCTGCTTTTTTAATTAAACGTGATCGTTTAGACCCAGAACGCACATCTTCAATATAATCAAGCTCTTTTTGGGTTAATCCATACTCTCCAGAAATATAAGGGTCAGGCAAAGATTCTCCACCCCGCTCATAAAATTTCCGCATCTGCCATGCAATCATATAAGCAATCACAATGTCGTCATATTTCCCACGTTGCGCTCCTACTTTCTGGGAACGTCCATGTGTCTTGACTTCTTGTATTCTTGGCTCTTCGCGCACGTAGGTGAGAAACTCCCCAATCGCAACCTCATCAAATGTTCGTACTTCACCAGAAGCAATTGCTTCATTCATTTCAGCGATCATAATAGGTTTACTTGATTTACTCGTTACCCATCCCTCTGTAACTTGAGCTTTACCTGAAGTTGACGGACGTAATTCATAATAAACATTTGAATACTGCAATTGAGACACAGCTTCCATAACAGCCAGTCCAGGACCGTTTCGCTCAATACCCACAAAGGCTTTATTCCATCGAATCGCAAGGTCCACCACCCGGCGAGAAAATTCTCTAGGTTCAGCGCGGACGTGTAAGGTCGCAACATGGGTACCAGTACGCCAGTCCAGTACAACAGCAGCCCCATAGTCACCATCTGAAAGCCCTTCCGAACAATCGACACCCATAACATATTCACCTCCAACAATTGGTTCTCGCCATTCTCTTACGTTCTCATAAACCAATATAGGATCACGAATTTCCATAGCCATAAGCTCTTTATTCGGGAAAACTGCACTCCCAGACGCTGTAAATGCTTCAAGCCAAGTACTTGGATGTTCTTGAAACATCTCACGTTCTCCAAGGTCTTCGCCTAAAGATCGTTTCTTATTAGCAACTGTTCTGTTGTACCAAGCTTCATCTCTTGATGGATGTGTTTGCCACCCAATAAACCAGTTAGCGTACTCATTTTCTTGTGCTTGACCCGCAACAAATGTGTTATAGAACACACCTGAAGCTCCATGAGCCGTTGATATACCGATAATTTGACCCTCTTCACCAAGAGAGTCAGTAATTGCGCTGTAGTTATCTTCAGCATAAGGGTGAAACGCCCACTCATCGAGGAAGACTATAGATGCTGCTTCTCCTCGTCCAGCTTCTTGCGTAGCAGGTAAACTTTCAATTCGAGAAAAAGGAACTTCATTATCGCCACGAAAAAACTCAATGAAAGACGTAGAGTTATTCCACTTAATATCCTTGACTATCCATTTTGGTAAATTAGATAATACGTCTTTAATTCGCCGGACAACCATTTTAGCTGCGTCTTCTCGATACGACAGAATTAAAGCATTAGTTCCAGGCTGAGTTAGAGCCATCCACGTTAAATAAAACACAGCAAGCCAGGTAACTCCAAGCTGCCGGGACTTTAAAACTATATGCCACTTATGATCGTCATAGCCAAATTGCCAGCGCCATAACATCGCAAGCTGCCACGGCCACGCAAGAAATTTACGGACGCCCTTCTGTTCTCCGCGTGTCTCACGATAAAACGCATATTCTTGGACAAAATATGTAACCTCAGAACAGATTTTTGCCCACTCTTCTTTACGTTTAATTTGAGGTGAGGACTTGTCCTTCTCGACTTCCGTCACGATATACAGTTACCCCCACACAACCTAGATCATATGCTGTGCGATAAATAGTATCAACATCATCTATTGTAGCATTTGTTGGCATATTAATTGTCTTTGACACCGCATTCTCAGTAAATTTTTGCCACACCGCCTGCATTTTAACATGATCAGAAGGTGCAACCGTAAACGCGGTTTTAAATATACGATACACATTGTCTGGTAATCCGTCTGGTAATTGACCCGAATTATCAGAAATTCTCGTTAGTTCTTCCTCGCGTCCAATATCTGCAAGATGCCTCCGCAATATCTGGTTTCCATACACAAGCGAAGTTGGTTCATTAGTTTTCCAATCCCGCATCACGTTCTTTTTGTAAGCCAGAGAGAACACAGGTTCTATGCCCGATGAACAATCAGCAATCATACTAATTGTTCCTGTTGGAGCTATTGTGGTGACTGTGGCGTTACGTCTGGGTTTTCCGAACGCTTTATGCCACTTTGAGCCAACCCAGTTTCCGAATGGGGAGCGTACCTCAGCAAGACGTTCTGAGGAGGATACCGCATAACAGTCAACGGCTGTTGCAACTGTTCCTGCAAGCTCGAAAGCCTCTGAGCTATCATACGCAATTCCGAAATGATAGAGGCTGTCTGCCCAGCCCATGACACCAAGTCCGACTCTACGATTTCCGTGCTTGACTCGCTCATTAATGGCCTCCACTGGAAAATCTGATGCCTCTATCATGTCATCAAGGAATCGTATCGCGATATGAATTGCCTTTCCAAGTCGAATCCAATCAAAGTCATTGCGATCATGATCAATGAACTTTGAGAGATCAATACTCCCAAGCACACACGCTTCATAGGGTAGCAGAGGCTGCTCACCACACGGGTTTGTTGTGTCTTGGACCCCTAACTGTGGTGTAGGATTATGTGCTTCCATATGGTCCAGAAACAACACCCCAGGATCACCATTCCGATGGGCAGCTTCGATTAACAAATCCCAGATAAAGGAAGCACCATACACATGACCTGCCGTTGTACAATACGTGCCATTTTCCTGCAACGCGGCCATAAACTCAGCCGTAATTCCAACTGAAATATTGAAATTACTAATATCACCATCCTGCTCCTTCGCTCGAATAAAATCAAGGATATCTGGATGATCCACCCGGAGAATCCCCATATTAGCACCGCGACGAGTTCCACCCTGCTTGATTACCTCACATGAGGAATCAATCATTTTTAGAAAGGAAACAGGGCCACTAGCAACACCGCCACTCCCCCGCACAGTACTCCCACGAGGACGTATGGCACTGAAGTTGAATCCCGTCCCTCCACCACTCTGGTGAATGATGGCCGAATGATAGTCTGCCAACTTAATACTGCGAAGATCATCGTCAATAGGCAGTACAAAACAAGCTGCCAAATTTCCATAACCACCCTCCACCCCAGCATTCATTAGACATGGAGAATTCGGAAGAAATTCTCGATGATAGATTAGATTAAACGCATCATCTCGAAACTGAGGGAAATCATCTTCCCAATCGTTATTCTTTTCTGAGGTTACTACGCCGTCTGTAACTCGGGTGACAAATCGAGTCCAGTCTTCACCCTCTTTGTAATATCGTTTTTGGAGTACAGTTTCTGCATTTTCACTTAATTGCACGGTTCACGATATCCACAACATGTGCAAATCGTGAGCCTACAACCTGCCACCGGCTCTTTCTCACTCGGCAAGTCGTTTCCGCACTGCGGACAATTTAGATCTAGAATCGATATATTCGATATTCCACCCGAAAGATTCGGCGGCTTTACATATTGATTCGACATCTCTTCCTGCTGCCGTCCTTCCATCATAATCTACATCTCTTCCATTGGGAGTTATAGCTAAAATGCTTGTAGAGCATTGTATCTCGGGTAGAGGATCAATATACCATACCCGTAATTCCGCTGCAAGTGACTGAGAATTAGAGTCTGAATGACTCGTTGAGTCTGAGATATTTGAGTACAAATGATTGTCGTGTGCCCTTGGTTGTGGTCCTTTACATCGAGGTGAAAGCCAAAAATTTAAATCACTTTTGGTCACTTACTTCTATTCCTTGAGTAACGTCCTGCGCGAGAATTTCTGAAGCTCTCTCTACGTCCCACAACCCTGATTGAACAAGAGCCGGATAGAGCGTTGTTTCTAATTGTTCAATCAAGTCTTCACTAAATCCCGTACCTGCTGCATGAGCGAGTTCATGGAATAAGACTCGTTGTTGAAATGAAGGACTCAAGTCTTTATCTACAAGTAGCGTCCCGTGTTCCCAACTCGTCTGCCCCCACAACTTTTTTGCATCTAGAGGTCCAGCTACTGACTCGTGCTGACTCACTTTCCATATCACGCCATTAATCTGTAAGTTCATGAACCCCTCCAATTTCTGAACTATGATCTTCAACCTCCTGATCTTGAATATAGTCTTCATCAATAACTAATTCAAGATGTTCAATAGCCCCCATTGAATCAAGTTCAGATTCAACAAGGTCTGATGCTTGCCCTTCATCTAAAGCTTCAAGGACTCTCCACTCTACGGCGGTAACAATAACCCGGTGAAGAATTTCCACCTCATACGTCGGCATCTTTCCATGTCCCTTCTATTCGCATAATTGCCGCAACAGCGTAACCTGCAATATCCTGTAATTCTTCCAGTGCATGGGGTATTTCATCAGACTTTATATCCTGAAACCCCACGATATTATCAAGTCGCGACATTTTATCGTCCATACGAATTAGAATACCACGTAGGCCATGTTTGTCAAAATTTCCATCTCCGTACTTTGCCCTCTTATGGCCTAACAATCCCGCAATAGAATTAGTTGTTTCTACCGCCCGACCTATAAAATCTACCATACAGCCCTCCTTTGTTCAGGAGTATATCATAAAAATAGCCCTGGCATAGCGGAGGGCGAGCTATACCAGGGCTATTAAATTATAACACATTACCGTAGGTCTTTAAAAAACCCTTCATAGAAACGTACTAATTGAGGATTAACCTTCCTGATGACAGATAGAGGATCATCAGGATTTAATTCGTATGCTAATGACGCTAACGAGCCGTATTGCTCAGGAAAATTCGCTGCGCCGTCAC